TTATGTCACCATACCAACAAGAAGTTATTGATACTTCGCTTGCGGCTATGGATAGAGAACAAGCAAAAGGAATTACAGCTTTAAGACAAAGAGCAGCACAGTCTGGAGCTTTTGGTGGTGGTAGAGAAGCAGCAGCTTTAGGTGAATATCAAGCAACAGCTGATATAGCTAGAGCAGTAGAGGAAGCTAGATTAAGAGAAGCAGGATTTCAAAATGCAAGAGCAGCAGCAGCCGCAGATCTTGCAGCAAGACAAGGTTTAGGACAATATCAAACTGCATTAGGATCAGGTGAAAGACAATTAGATCAAGCTAAATTAGCAGCAGATCAAGAAGCAGCTAGAGAAACAGCGTTTGCAGATTATACACAATTAGGATTAATAGGACCACAGTTAGCATCAGTTATCGGTGGATTCCCAGCAGCAACACAAGTTCAATCAACACCTCCACCAAGTGCTACCCAACAATTATTAGGATTAGGTATTGGTGGTGCAGGATTAGCAGGAGCATTAGGGTTTAAACCTTTTGGATAATTATGAGTAGAATATTAAGAAGACCAATGTTTAGAGGCGG